CCTAATCCAGATATGGCTAGCGATAATTTTAACGTTTACCATGACTTTAACACTGGCCAAAACCTAACTGTTCCACGAAGCGAAGGTGATATAAGTGGAGATAACGTAGTAGACGCAACTGGCTTTTACAACAGTTATCTTTCTATGTATAGCAATACGTCGCTAGGTACACTAGAAGAAGAGTATGATAGATTGCTGCTGCAAGAAATTGGTTATAAAAAAGAAGCGGAAGAAACTATAACTCTTAGAGCTAACGATGGGAGTGAAAACGAAATGTATTATGCGTTACAGAAGTATTTTGTACCTACCGTGCTTACTGGAGATCGGCAGCAAGATGGTGTAACTTTTCTTGATAATCCAGACAGGCAATACATGTCAGCAACAGGGTTAGGAGGTGAGGAGGGAACATATTACGACGTTGAAACTGGTATGGTAGAAGGAACTTTTGAAGTGCCAATTAGTGTTATTGTTGCTAAAAATATGGGCAACGAAGAGTATTTTAGCAACGCTCTAAGCTTGGCTGGTGATTCAGGAAGAGACGCCGCGTTTGGTGAGACGGCTTATGATAACACTAAAGAGTTCTGGTCGCATGTTAATTTTAAAAGAAGCATGGTCGGCGAAATGGCTGGTAAAAAAGCTGTTTTACACAGGCTTCTGCACTTAAACCAAGATCCCGCTACTCTTCCTGACTCTCAGCGTGGAAGGCTTGGGGTATCTTTTGCTCGTGCTCTACCAGGTATGGCCAAGCAAGATGATCAAGCTGTTGATGAATTATTCGGTATTACAGATTCTAGGCTGCATGACCTTACTCTTGATCTTACAAACGAATTAGGTTTAGAAATATCTGAAGACGCAGAAAGACTTCTTGAAAGAGATTTTGGCGATAAAGTTGTGGAAACAGCTGGTGGGCTTGGTGGTGTTAGTGTTTCTATATTTGGTGTTAATAAAGCAGTAGGATTAACTGGGATAACTAGAGTTTTTACGGGCCTTAGAGGTACTAGGTACATGATCAATGTTGGTGGAAGAACTAGAACCGTAGGTTTAACTGGTGCTAATAGATTTGCCGCTAGCAGAGGCGTTAGTTTAACTTCTCTTCAACAAACCGGTGCAGTAACAACAAGAGCTGCTAATGCTTGGGAAAAAGGCGTTAGTACCATAGGCTTAGGCGTTCTTGAAGATGTTAAAATGAAGGAAGGCATGGGTATGATAGGCGCTCAAGAATTTGATCGTGGTGTAGGCTTTGGATTTTCTTTACTTGGTAACGTGCTACCTTATACATTTAAAACTACAGCTCCGGGTGCTAGCGGCCTTGATCTTAGCACGAGAAACTTGTTTAAAAATAGACCTAGACTACAAAGTAATCAGCTAGATACTTTTAATCAATTAGTTTTAAAAAATGGACCAGCATTTGCTATAGCAGCAGAAGGCAGTGAGGCTATTGGCGCGATGGTAGAAACTCTACACGATGATGAAGCTTGGCAAGAATATGTAAAAACTAATTGGAGTGACTATGAAGATGTAACTGAAAGAGCTATTCTTCATATTATGTCTGGTTCTGTTTTAGGCGCAGCTCACTTAAAAAAATACGATTTAAAGACCTACGAGCAGATACAGAGTTTTAGTAATCAAGCTATGGAAAAAGTTTCTAATATTGAAACTGAACTTATGCTTGATTATAGAAAAGAAACTGGTAAAAAAGTTAGTGATGACGCTCAAGCTTATGCTGAGTGGAAGGTTGGACAAGGTGAAAAGTACAATAAGCTACAGAAGTACGCTGAAGACTATATGATGTCAAACAACTACTTGATGATGGCTGAAAATGCGCAAGCTTGGACAGATCCTGTTCAAGGGCCTAGACTTCATCAACAGTACGTAGAGCCGCTTCAAAGGTTTTTTGAACTGCAAGGTGTTGAGCTAGAAGTTGGTTTTAGTACAGAGCCTGTTTATCAAGAGCGTGTAGTAGATGGTAAAGTTGTTAAAGAGCGCGTAGCTGCTAGATATGTTCGATTAGACGCTAAGGAAGGTGGAGCTGGAAAAGCAATGTTAGAGGTAGATTTATCAAGATCTACGGGTCAAGGCACTTTATCGCATGAAATGTTACATGCTTATTTAGACATAACGTTTAAAGGTAAGCCACAGTTGAAAGCTGAGTTTGCAAGTGATTTTAAATCAGTGTTAGAGCAAGTTCAAGTAGGCGGTAAGAGTTTATTTGAAGAGATACTTACAGATCCAGCGCTAGAAGGCAAAAAAGATCTTCAACTAGAAGAGATGATGGCTTACACTGCTGAGTACTTAAGTAAACCAGGTAACGCTGCTAAACTACCAAGCGATGCTTTAAGTAAGGTAGCTAGATTTTGGAATAATTTTGCTAAAAGCTCTAGCGGTCAAAACGCTAATCTATACACAGGAGCAGAGCTAGTTAACATGTTGGCCACATTTGGTAGAACAGGTAACATCCGCGATCTTAAACACTTAGATAAGTACATAACAATAGGCGAAGAAACTACTTCTGGCGATATGTCGTCAAGAACATTTATCGATGGAAACAACGTAAAGGAAACTGGTAATAACGCTAAGGACGCCTTAAAAAAGCAGAAAGAAGATCTCATAAAACAAAACACAGAGCTTACTAAAACACAGCCAGAAGGCTGGAGAGAAATAGCTAAACAAAACTCTGATGCTGTAAAAGAAATCAACAAGCAAATGGAAATGCTTGATGGCATACTCAAGGAAGGAGATCCTAGAGAGTTAATTAACCAGCATCTTAATAAAAAGAAAAGAGACGCTGAAGGTAACGTAGAAAAAGACGCTAAAGGTAAAGATGTTTACGAAAAGAGGTTTACTAAAGAAGATTTAAAAACAGAGGAAGGTAAGAAAGCCGTTAAAAAAACTATGGCGGAGATTTTCAATAGCAAGTTAATCGAAACCATGATTCTTAAAGATACAAAGTACGAAAAAAAGAATAGAAACGACGATAACGTAAAAGACTTTTTAAGTAATGTACGTAAAAATTTATTTGAAAGACTTGAAAAAAATTATGATCCAGATGTAAACCCTGATGTTTTTGGCTGGTTGTCTGGCGTTGCAGGTGGTAGAGGAGAGTCTATATTATTTAGAGCTAAAGGTGATGCTATGGTAGAATCTAACAAAACCGAAAAAATGGTTGAATTAGACGCTATAGAAGGTTACGAAAACATGTTTGGCGAAGGATCAGCCGGCGAGTTTGTTGAAGCAACAGCTGAGCAGCCAACTACTAGAAGAAACTTTACTGAAACAGTAGAATTTAGTGACGCTGAAAAGCAAACAATAGAGCAGACAGTTAGAGAAGCAGAGGTTGATGTAGACAACTTAAGCTATAAAGACGTAAAGAAGCTGTTAAAAGGTGATGGTAGACCTCCAACAAGCGCTAAAGATGTTAAGGTGACTGGACCTCTAGCAGAAGTATTAAGAACCGTGTCTGACAAGTTTGGAGTGCCGCTTGAAAGAGTTATTGCTAACCAAACGCTAAGTGGTAAAATAAGAAGCTCAGCGAGAGACTATATTAAGAACAACGCTCAAGAACTTATTGATGCATTACCAGAAGGTACTACGCCTAGCGGTAAATCTACAGGTGTTGCTAACACGAAACTCGGTGAGTTTTACGTAAAGCAAGGCAGAGTTAGTATGGCTAAAACAGGTAGCGCGGAAGGTTTGGCTGAGCAAGTTAAGCAAGAAGTATCTACTCAAGACTTCCTAGATATGTTTGGTATTAATGCTGACGGTAGCTATGCTAAAGGTACTAAGTTTGATAGCGCTATAAAAGAGCTTATAGTTCAAACGGCTTCTATCACAGCTAACCAGTCTGCTAGATCTGTAGCTGGTAAACTTCAAGCTAAAATTGGTGAAGGTAGAGGTGAGGCTATGGCGTCTAGAATATTCGATACGTTTAGAGAGTCGTTTCCAGAATACAACAGTGAGCAGATTCAAGATGCTTTTTTCAAAGCATATTATGGCATGGAGCTAACACCTGCCGAGCGTAAGTACTTTGATAACGTAAAAGTTTCTGAGTTGTTTAAAAACAGAGATGATATGATACTGTTTGGGCTTATAGAGTCTACAGCTATGAAAGGTAAGTCTGAGCAGTTTAAGTTTGATAAAGCTTTAGAAGAGTTTGATTTGACTTTTGAAAAAGTATTTGAAAGCGGCGAAAAAATAACAGGTGAAGAGATTAGAAATCTTATAGATATTAGTGCTACTCGCTCAACAAAAGACGGTAAAATTATACTAAAAGAAGAAAAGATCAAAGAAATGCTTGGGCACTCTTCTGAAGTTGGTAAACTAATATTTAGCTCAGCGCCAGAGTTATTTGGAAATAAATCTCTTATATCTCAGCTGTTGTTTATACACCAAAGAACTACGGCTGAAGGCGTATCAAAAGAGAAATATATTACTGAAACTGGTGAATCAGCTATAGGTAAAGAATTTACACGAGGCCAAGCTACTGTTTTAAGCGAGTCTAGAAAACAAAAAGATCTTTCGCCGGAAGATATAGCTGCAATTAAAAAAATATGGGAAGGTGTTAAAATAGAGTTTACCTCTGTTAACTCTCAAGTTACAGGCGCTAAGAAAATGCGTGGAGCTACAGTTGCAGAGCAAATAAAAATTCAAGAAAAATACTTTAGCGAGTTAAGTGAAAGCACTAAAGAAGCTATATACGATGCTATGGGTAAAACGCTTGAGTATTATGTTGGCTCTTCAAAAACTAAGGCAGAGTATTTAAGTAGAGCTGAGTATGTCATGAAAGGCATGAGAGGTAATACTAACTTAAGATTAGGTTTTAGGCAATTAGCTCCAGTTATAGCCGTATACAAAGGTAACAGGACATTTACGGAAAACCAAACAAAGCTTGAGCATTTAAAAACATCTGTAGCACAGTCATATAAAGCAGCGGAGCTTATAGTCAAGGGCGAGTGGAGCATGTACGGTAAAGAAACGCTTAAAGATTTTGTAGGCGTTTTATCACCTAAAGAACTTTTAGATATAATAGATGCTAAAGGCGGTAAAACAAACATGTCGGCGTTATATCGCATGTCTATATTAGAGCCTTCTACTCTTGCTGAGTTTGGTACAGTAGAGTCTGGAGGTAAAGAAACTCTTTTAGATTACGTGTTAAGAGAAGGTAAGAAAGACTTTCAGAAAGATCTTCAAAGATTAGGTCGTGAAGAAAGACTTCGTGTTGTTGAGGAATTTAAGCGAGATAAAGCTAATATTGCTAAAGCTGAAGTTATATTACGAAACTCAGGCTTACTAGGTAAAGGTGAGAACGTAGGAGCATCTATGGCATCTAAAACGTTTGAAAACCACAGAAAAGCTCTTGAGCTTGGTAGAAAGCGAAAGAAAGAGCCAAGAGGCATGTCTACTTTTGACTTTGATGAAACGTTAATTATCAAAGGCGAGAACTTTGTTACAGCTAAAAAAGGATCAGAGACTATAAGAATAAGCTCTGAAAACTTCCCTGTAGAAGGACCTAGACTTGAAGCAGAAGGTTACGAGTTTGATTTTAAAGATTTTGTAAACGTTAAAGGCGGTGTTGAAGGACCACTGTTTAAAAAGCTACAAAATCAAATAGCTAAATACGGCAATGAAAATGTATTTGTTTTAACCGCGAGAATGCAAGACGCCGCACCAGCGATACAAGCTTGGCTTAAGTCTAAAGGCGTAGATTTAGCAATTGAAAACATTACAGGGCTAGGCAATAGCACCGGCGAGGCTAAAGCTCGTTGGATGTTAGAAAAGTTTGCCGAAGGATATAACGACATGTACTTCGTAGACGACGCTGTTTCTAACGTAGAAGCCGTAAGAAGAGTTCTAGATCAACTTGATATTAAATCTAACGTTCAGCAAGCTTTAGCATCTAGAGACTTTAACGCAGAGCTTAATAAAATAATGGAGTCTACCTTTGACATAGACGCTAATAAGACTTTTTCTAAAGCAGAAGGTCGTATGCGTGGTAAAAACAAAAAGCGTAGAAGATTATTCTTACCTGACTCAGCGTCTGATCTTGAGCTGCTATTAGAGCCGCTGTACGGTAAAGGAGCTGAAGGTATTAAGAATAAAAAATGGTTTAGTGAAAACTTTTACAAGAAGTTTGAGCGAGGTATAAACGAGTATAACACAGCAAAGCAAAGGCTAACTACCGAGTATATGCAGCTTAGAAAAAACAACAAGCAAACAGTAAAAGATCTAAGTAAAGAAGTACCTGGAACTAGCTTTACTACTGACATGGCTATGCGTGTATATTTGTGGAATAAAGCTGGTTTTACAATACCTGATTTAGCAGCTACTACTCAAAAGAAGATGGTAGATCACATACAAGCTAATCCTAAATATAGAAGGTATGCTGAGTCTGTAGCTAGAATGACAGGTATAAAAACTGGTTTAAAAGAGCCTACAGCAGAGTGGTGGGCAGAAACTTTAGCTACTGAAGTTAGCGATGCTAATAGAGGTGTTGGTAGAAAAGAATATTTATCTGATTTTATTGAAGCTAGAGAAGAGATATTCTCTGAAGCTAACTTAAATAAAATGGAGTCAGAGCTTGGCAAGGACTGGCGTGATAATATTGAAGACATGTTTCAACGCATGGAAACTGGCAGAAGTAGATCTGAAAAGTTAACAGGTATAACCGGTGATGTTATAAACTACTTTAACGGGTCTATTGGTGCAATTATGAACTTCAACACTAGATCTGCGGTGCTTCAGCTTATATCTACGGCTAACTTTGTAAACATGGATTTCAATAATCCCGCTAGAGCCGCTCAAGCGTTTGCAAATCAAAAGCAATACTGGTCTGATTTTATGCGCATAATGAACTCTGACATGCTTAAGCAAAGAAGAGGTGGTCTTGAAATAAACGTAACTGAAGCTGAGATTGCTGCAGCTGCGAAAGAAAGTAAAAACCCTGCTAAAGCTGTTATGGCTAGAATTATGAAAGCAGGTTATATACCTACTAAGTACGCTGATAGTTTTGCTATAGCCGCTGGTGGAGCAACATATTATCGAAACGCTATACGTAAATACATGAAAGAAGGCATGAGCAAAGCAGAAGCTGAGCAAAAAGCATTTATTGACTTTCAAGCTATTGCAGAGCGTACGCAGCAATCTAGTAGACCAGATCTTATATCAAGAGAACAAACAACACTTGCTGGTAGATTAATACTACCGTTTGCCAATACTCCTTTGCAGATGAACAGACTAGCAATGAGAGAGATGCTAGATATATATAAAGGTAGATATAAAGGTACAGGTGAGTTAACAAACAAGCTAAGTAAAATAGGTTACTACGGTTTTGTACAATCAATATTCTTTGCTGGCTTGCAGTCTGCGGCATTTGCTATATTCGGTAATAGCGAAGACGATGAGCTAAAAGCTAAGAAGCAAGAGCAAATGATTAACACTGTTGTTGATTCAGGTCTTAGAGGCATGGGTATAAAAGGAGCTATATTAAACGGTGTAGTTAACGCGGTTAAAGAACTAGAAACTCAAGCTGGTAAAGATTACGGCGCTGACTATAGTGAGGTAGCCGAGGACTTACTTAGCATATCTCCACCAGTTGGCTCTAAGTTTAGAAAACTTGATGCCGCTGGTAATACATACAAGTATAATAAAAAACAGATAGACGAAGAAGGTATTGAGTTTAGCTTAGATAGCCCTGGTCTTCAAGCGGCTACTCAAGTCACAGAAGCTATTACAAACTTACCTGCTAACAGGGTGTTTAAAAAAGCAAATAACGTTAAAAACGCTATGAGCGACGAGTATGAACCATGGCAAAGATTTTTAATGTTCTTGGGTTGGAGCAACTGGGATGTAGCTCCAGAGCAAGCTAAAGACCAAGCTCAAGGTAAAAAGAAGAAAAAAGATAAACCTCGTAAAAAATTAAAAGACGCAGAAAGCATATTATAAAATGAAAAAAATATTTTTATTAATACTAGCACTTAGTTGCTTCACATTACAAGCTCAAGAGCTAAAGAAAGCCTTTAAGTTCTCTACGTTCTATGCTGCTGTAAACGGAGGTAACTCTGTGTCGGATCAGACTACATACTCTGTTACTGGTGGGTTAACTCAAGAGACTATAGCTACGCCGTTTGATTATAGTTTATCTATGGGTGTACGTAAGATCGCTAGGTTTGGCTATGAAAACAGGGCTAATGCTTTTTACGATGGATCAGAAACATCTTGGTCTGCTGACGCTAACATAGGTAAACGTAACGGCATAGAGTTTCTTGGAGAAGTTACATACGAAAGACAGCAAGGTAAAGAGTTTTTTAACCAGCACCATTTCTTTCGCTACATTGGAGACAAGGTTATGGGTAAGGTTGAATACGTTGAAGACGGACTTGCAGACATTGAATACTTTGAAGCGTCACAACGATTTCGGCTTAAGCTCGGTAAGAAGTTTTCTTTGCACGCAGGTGTCGCGCAACGTATCTCAGAGCCATACGGGTATGATCCACTTGAAGAGTGGAAGCTGGAGACAGGAGACATACACTACACTTACCTCGCAATTGAAGAAGGATATTCACACAACCTTACTACAGGCGAGTACCTCGATCCTGATGGGACAGTCGTGGCAACAAACACTGAAGTATGGGAAGCGGTCACTATCCCTAACATCTTATCTGAATACACTGCTAGAAAAAGAAGTGAACTCGCTCGTCAATGGAATTACTCAGTGGTTGCCGGCTTCGACTTCTATCACTTTACAGACGACTTCTGGTTCCACACGTGGGGAAACGTTTTACCCTACCATTACGACACTGGAGGTGAATATATGTATCACAATACAGTAAATGGACAATGGCTTGATTACTCAGGCGGTTTGATATTTGGACATAGGTTTAATAAACATCTAGGTGTATTCTTAGAAGGTAGATATTATAAGTATTGGAATAGAGAATGGTACAACTTTAAGTGTGGTGCAAACTATGTAATCTTCTAAGATATGGCGTACACTCAAAAAAATAACCCTTTTTCAGTAACCTCATGCGGCAGGCGTAGAGCTGGCGGTATAGGAGAAGGATTTACTTCACCTATGAAAATGAGTGAAGATTCACCATTAGAAAAACGCAAACGCAAGCCAGACGTTAGAAAAACAACTAAAGGTAAAAGCCGTAATTTTCGCACGGTAAAAGAAGGTGCAGGTATGACCGCGGCTGGAGTGCGTAAGTACAAAGCTAAAAACCCTGGTAGTAAACTAAAGACAGCTGTGACCGGTAAAGTAAAACCAGGTAGCAAAGCTGCTAAACGTAGAAAATCGTTCTGCGCTAGATCGAAGGGCTGGACCGGTGAAAGAGGCAAAGCTGCTAGACGTAGATGGAAATGTTAAGTCATGGCATATAAAATGAAAAACAGTCCTTTAAAAGCGTGTTGGAAAAGTCACGTGCAAAAAGGTATGAAGAAAAAAGGTAATCGTATGGTACCAAATTGTGTTCCAAGAAAAAAGAAAAAGTAATGGCTTTTAAGATGAAATCACCTATGACTGGTAAAATTAGCGCTAGTTGTAAGGCCCAAGCAAAGAAAAAGTTTAAAGTATGGCCTAGCGCTTACGCTTCAGGTTGGGGTGTACGCTGCACAAGAGGAGATTTTAAGAAAAAGAAAAAGTAATGTCTAAGTTCCTAAAAGGATACAGCGTAGATAAGTTTAAAAGTAAAAAGCCATCTAGCAATAGCTCTTTTGACACAGCTCAAGAGATTAAGCAGTTGGCTAAAATACCTATGAACAAAAAGTTTGTAGTAGAAAAAGACAATGTGCCTAAAGTTTTTAAAACAGCAGCAGAATCAGCTGGAGTTGAATATCCTGGTAAAGACGTTAAACAACTTATTAAAGAGTCTGAGCCTTTTATAATGAAGCTTAAAAATCACTTTGATAGACCCAGACCTAAAGTTATAGCTAAAAAAATGAATATTAAGCTTGATGACATTGAGCTTAAAACTATGAAAACACCGTCATATCCTTCAGGTCATTCTGTACAAGGTTATTTAATTGGTAGTTATTTAGCGGATAAAAACCCAAAAGCTAAATCTGCGTTTATGAAAGCAGCTAAAGACATATCTCATAGTAGAAACGTAGCGCACGCTCACTATAAGTCTGACTCTAAGCTTGGAGACGAAATAGGTAAAGACATGTTTAAATTTATGAAGCAAAATGGCAATATACAGAGCAACACCGGTAAAAAAGATAAAAAATAAATTTATGCATATAGACCAAAAATTTTTTCAGTACTTAGGTTATAAAGAAAGATTGTGGTTTAAACTTAGTAGAATAGGTTGGTTAGATAAAATAAGCGCAAATTAATATGGCATTCAAAATGAAATCACCTATGACTAAAAAGTCAAAGGTTAAAGGTGGCGGAACAAAAAAAACTTGTTTGCCCGCTGCTAAAATAAGAGGCATGAGTAAGTCTGAGCGTCAAAAGCTAGTAAGGGCTAAACGCGAGGCTGCTAAAGGTGGTAAGTATAAAAGATCTAGCAAAACAAATGTTAAAGGCGCTCGTAAAAAAGGCGCTACATTAAGAGATTGGTTTCAAAAAGAAGACTGGAGACAAGTTAATGATCCAAGTAAAAAGTGTGGAGAAAAGTAAAATAAAATGGCAAAACAAATAGGCGAGGATACTAAAGTAACGTTAGACCTCAAAACAATTGGTATGGCAGGCGCTGGGCTAGCAGCCTTAATTGGTATGTACTTTACGCTACAAGCTGATATAGCTTTAGCTAAAGAACTACCTGAGCCTTTACCTCCAGACGTAACTCGCATGGAGTTTGATATGAAAGATAAATTAGTGCGTCAGACTATTATGACTACACAAGAAGACGTGTCTGAACTCAAAGACGATCTTGATCGTATTGAAGAGAAAATAGATAAATTACAATAATTATGGAAGAGACATTAAACTTCAAGACTGTATTAACATACTTGCTGTTAATGCTGTTCATGCTTGTTGGCGGCACAGTGCTAAGTCAGAATATGTGCAATAGTGACATTTGCGTTGTGCAATTTAACGCTAGTTGGAACGAAAGCAATAGCGTAGACTACCTCGACAAGTTAACTGATTGCAACGTTATGAACATTAACATCGACGAAGGCACTTACCAGTCTGATTACGAGATCGTGGTAGTACCTACTATTATCGTATTCAACGGCAAAGAAGTTGAAAGGTTTCAGGCTAATATCATGATGCAGATAGAAGCTACACGCAAGGAGGTACAAAGTGTAGTAGATGAAATTATATATAGCGATTTTTAATGGAGTACGAAGATCTACCAGCTGACGTAAAGGCTGACATACCACAAATGCTACAAGATATAGTTAATGGAGTGAGAACCAAAGCCGACGTAGCGCAAGAAATATTAAGTAGAACATGAAGAAGTTAGGATATATATTTGTAATACTGTTTTGGCTTTTAGCTAGCACAGTATTAGGACAAGGTAGTTGGTTAGATGTTACTGTGCAAACAGATCAATACGCTGCTGAGACATCGTGGGAGATATTAAACGAAGACGAAGAAGTTGTCGCGGTTAACCCTCCATACCAAGACAATAGCTTACTAACTGTAACAAAATTTTTACCTGCTGGTGATTACCAGTTTGTAATGATGGACGCTTTTGGCGATGGTATATGCTGCGGGTTTGGTGAAGGTTTTTACAGGCTACACAATGCTTGTGGGTTAGACACAGCTAACTACGAGTTTGCTACAGCTACAGACACAGTTGCTTTCACTCTTAATCCGTGCTTACCCGTATTACTTGGGTGCACCAATGAAACAGCGCAGAACTATAACCCTTGGGCCACGTTAGATAATGGTAGCTGCGAGTTGCTTGAGTGTGACTCTCTTGAGACATTAGTTTCTATGCAGTTAACTCTTGACACATGGCCTGGCGAAACTGGTTTTAACATAGTTAACTTATCTAATGGCCAGTTATATGAACAGGTTATACCTGGTGAGTTTGACTTTGGTGATCAGCTAGTTACTTATACATATGACTTCTGTGTAGCACTAGGTTTTGAGCTAGTACTAATAGACGAGTTCGGTGATGGACTTAATGGTTCTGAATCAGGAGGTCAAGATGGAGCCTGCGTTATTACAGCTTGTGATAGTGTTATATGGGAGCTAGAAGATCTAGCGTTTACAGAGTTTACTGGTAACACAGAATATTCTGGGCCTATATTTACTGAACCTTGTCCACCAGCACCTGATGTGGTTGGCTGCATGAATGATGACTATGTGGACTATGATCCATTAGCTACAGTTCAAGATACGTGTGAAACACTCCACACGTGGGGTTGCTTAGACCCAGAGTCTTTTAATTACGATAGCTTAGCTACTATATCAGACAATAATAGCCCTTGCGCTATAACTGTTATGATAGAAGATGACGGTGGTGATGGTTGGGGTAACTCAAAGCTAGGTATGGTTCAAGGTGATCAGCAGTGGTTATTTACTATGGGACCTGGTGAGTTTAGCGAGGAGTGGGTTATTAACTTAGATTCTGATGAAGAGGTTAAGCTATATTACTTTCAACAAGGTAATGCTCAACAGTCAGCTCAAGAGCTAGCCTTTCAAACACTACATAACTCTGTATTGATTACTAACGCAGCAGGTGATACGTTGTTATCTGAAGGTACAAATCCTTTCTTTAATAACGGGCAAGGCGCGTTGCAACCGTTTAAGGCACCTAGCTGGCCAACGTATAGCTTTGAGCCTTACTGTGGCGATAGCTGCGAGCCATACTCATATGGTTGTACAGATGATCAAGCACAGAACTATAACGCTGAGGTAAACACAGAAGATGGTAGTTGCTACTATCAAGCTGGTTGTACTCAAGCGGGTTACTTAGAGTATTATACTCAAGGATATGAAGCTGATTTTGATAACGGTAGCTGTGATACTCTCGCGGTATTTGGCTGCATGGATAATACAGCTTATAACTATAATCCAGAAGCAAATGTAGATAACGAAGGTTGTATACCTGTAGTACTAGGCTGCACGAACCCACTTGCTTTTAACTATAACTCGGCTGCTAACACCGATGATGATAGCTGTATACCTTTCATCTACGGCTGCACAGACGCAATGATGTTTAACTATGATCCGGAAGCTAATGCTGAAGACGGCAGTTGTATTCCTTACATTTATGGCTGCACTGATAGCTACGCCTTTAATTATGACCCGCTGGCTAATACTGACAATGGCTCTTGCGTTGAGACGCTCGAAGGTTGTGCAGATCCTGAGGCGTGGAACTACGATGAAGAAGTAAATATACCAAACAACGAGGCTTGCTTGTATGATGCAGGTTGTATTGATGGGCCTGGTGAACCGTATTGGTTAAACGACTTGTGCTATGCGTGGGTTATTGAAGCAGATCCATACTGTTGCAGTGATGAGTGGGATAACACTTGTCAAGCAACGTATGACTACTGTAGTATAACAGGTGTAGAAGCTATATTAGCTGGAGATGATTTAGTAATATATCCAAATCCAGTTAACGATTTATTAAGCATAAATCAAAACGTTGATATAACTGTATACGATTACTCTGGACGTGTGATAGCATCTAAAAACAATACTAATGCAATAGAGGCATCTCTATGGGCTTCAGGGATGTATACAGTGTGTATAGCATACAATAATAAAACTATTGTAAGAAGAATTATAAAGCAATAAAATATGGACAAAATAAGTGATCATATAAGTTATAGGGAAGCAGTTAAAAGTAACACGGCTACTAGACGGGGTATTGAAAATATACCTGACGTAGAAGAGCTTGAGAACATGAAGCTTATAGCTGAAAAAGTTTTTGAACCGCTACGTGAGCATGTTGGCGGACCTATCAAGATTAACAGTTTCTACAGATCGCCTGAGCTTAACATAGCTATTGGTGGTAGTAAAAAATCACAACACTGTAAAGGTCAAGCTATTGACCTCGATGATACATATGGGTACAGAAGTAACGCGGCTATGTTTCAATGGATGCGTTATCACTTAGATTATGATCAAATGATATGGGAGTTTGGCGATGATAAAAACCCAGCGTGGGTGCACGTTAGCTACGTTTCTGAAGAAGATAACAGACATCGTTGCTTAAAAGCATATAAAGAAAACGGTAAAACAAAATATAAAGTAATATAACATGGCAACAACAACAGCTACAATTACGCTATCAAGTACTGACTTGTTGTCAGACGAGCTAGCTTTAACAACATCAGCTACATTAACAGGGCACAATAACTCAACAGGAGTTGTTGCTGCAATTGGTTTAAGTAGAATAACTATATCAGATACTAGTGAAACCACTATTTTTGATGCTTCTGCTTACACTGATGATAAAGCGCATAAAATTTATATTAAAAATACAGAAACTACAGCTAGCTATTCTTTTCTAGTTAAAGTAGGCGGAACTGAATTAGGTAGATTATACGCTGGCGATTTTATGTTTGCACCTTGGAACGCAGATACAACAGGTACAGACTGTGATGTAACAATAACACCAAGTGACGCGGGTATGACCGCGGAATACATGGCTTTTATAGACTAATAAATAAATAAATAATTATGGCAACAACAACAGCAGCGGTAACGCTAACAAGTGATTTGCTATCAGATGCAATGTCAGTAACTGCAAGTACAACTTGTATGAAAGCGGGTACTACAGCTGATGGTTTAGATCAAATGGAGTACGGTCTCGTAGAGATCGCTACTGGAGACGAGTTTGATTTGATTTGCTCAACGCCTACGGCGTCTAAAGCGAGCAAGCTCTACGTAAAAAACCATTCAATTGACGAAACGTACTACGTAGCTATTACGCAGAACGCCCAAGCTATTGGTAGATTATACGGCGGAGACTGGATGTTTATTCCAGCTGATTTCCACGATGCAGCGGCAGACATCGCTATTACATCTAACGGTGGAACAAACAAAATTGAGTACGCTCTTTTCCACGAAGGGACTGCTTTAACTCAAACTTAATAACGATTTAAAAGAAATAATTATGGCAACAACATGCACAATATCTATATCTTCAGACGTAGCGCCAGGATTTGGCACTATTAGTGAGTCAATGACTCTAACGCAAGCTGGTACGATTACAGATATAGATAGTACAACTGGTTTTCAAAGAAGAAAACTATCAGCTACAGGCGCTGTAGATTTAGTTACTATGGCTAGCGAGCTAATAGAACCAAAAGACAGCGTAGCTTCAAAGATATACATTAGAAACATAGGAGACGGTAGAGGTAACATCGACAAGACTGTTGGTGTTACAATAGGAGTTAATGCAGAACCAATTGGCAAGCTTTACGGCGGAGATTGGATGATGATGCCTTTAACTTGTATTGACGCTGATGACGTTACAGCAAACCCAGCTACAGATGATACTGTAGTTTTAGAGTTTGTAATGTTCTACGAAGAAGCATAATAAAAATGCCCACGATTTATAGAAATACATCAGGCGCTGGAGTCTTTGGTACTACTACCCAGATAGTGGCGCCTGGTGATATTCGTGGTGGTGCTATTAGGTCTATCATGTTAAGCAACGCAAGAGACTCTGCTGATGCTGAAGCTCAAATAGACTTGTTTATACAAAACGTAAGCGAAACTGGCAAAAATACTGAAACATATCACTTGATACGTAATACTGTTATACCTCCAGGAACAACGTTAATTTTAGATGAACCGGCAATGTTAAACTTTGACTTGTCTAAATTTGCATTGTTTATTAAGCTTGCGGGATCTAGCGACGCTATAGACGTTATAATAAGAACTTAATGAAATATATTGGCCAATACGTATATGATTTAATTGCTAGATTTAGAGGTGACGTTTACATAAATAGCGAAATATACCTTCAGCAAGGCCACGTGGCTGGTGGGGGTTACGCTGCAAGCGAGACTGATCACAGGATTCTCTTCATGGATAGCAATGGCAAGGTTGAACACTCTGCTGATCTTGAATACGATTCTGCTAACGAAAAACTAACTATTGGCGATATAGACAGTGGTTATGCTTATATAGCTAGAACACCAAGGGTCGCTGGCGAATCAAATGGGGTAGGAGGCAATTTTTCTTTGCACGCCGGCCAAAGCACTGGATCCGGTATTGGCGGAAAAGTAGAATTAGGTACGTCTACAGCTGGATCGAGCGGCACGTCTTTAAACTCTATAACTGAAAAACTTACATTATGGCCAATTAATAACGTATCTGGTTTTGCTGGAGACGGAGCTGCTTTTGGAGGGCTAACAAACCCAGACTACACGCAAGTAACTATGCCCGTATCTCTGGGTATTTATGCTGATGCTTCAGGTGATTTAGGATCTCAACCTCATATTGTATTTGGCCCTAGAACAAACACTGCACAGCCTAAAAGCACTAAGCTAAGTGAAATAGAATCTAAAGGTAATAACAGTGCTCAAGAACTAATAAGCTACAGTTTACTTAGAACTCAGACTGGAGGTGGAGGAAACAATGACGATACCGACGAACATGGTATATTTGATATTTTAGTTGCGACAAGTGACGGTAGCACGAGTGCTCTTCGAAATGCTTTTAATGCTTTTGGGCACGCTACTAATAATGATGTTGATGTAAGCCTTGGGTATGGAGCTACTTCAATAATTACTATACCTGGCTTTTTAAGTTTAGGTGGACACAGTGTTAATGATATAGACTTAGCTGGTGAATTTGTAGACTCTGACGAGCATTTAATGACTTCTGCGGCTATTAATGATCTTATAGTAGCAGCTACATCTTCTACTTTTGTAGATTTAACATCAGAGGTAAGTGGTATATTACCTGTAGCCAACGGTGGTACAGGTGCGTCATCTTTAACAGACAACAAACTACTTACTGGAACCGGTACAAGCGCAGTAACAGCAGAAGCTAACGCTACGTACGACGGTACTGATTTAACGTTGACAAGTGCTACTAGTACTAAACCAATATTAAGTATTGAAAATACTACTGCCGACGCTAATGCAGGTGAGCTAAGGCTCATTGGTAGAAGATCAGCTGACGCGTCTATTATTGCTGGAGCTGGTGATGATGCTGGTACAATTAGCTTTGTAGGGGAAAATGCTAAAACAGGACCTGATCCTGAGACTATTACATATGGTAGAGTAGTAAGTGAAAGCTCGGTTGTTACAGATGGAGGTGAAATGGGTAAAATGACCATGTCAGTAGGTCATAATGGTTCAGCTATAGGTGGTTCTCTTGGTTTTCTAGATTTCATGAGCTCGACCGCAAGCGCTTTTGGAGAAACAACCACATACGGATCTGGCTCGTTATTGAGTGTGACCACTTTCAATAGCACCATAACTGACTTTCAGAGCGCCGCTAGTACTGCGCCTATAATGAGTATTAGGAACTATACTAACGATGCTACGGGAGGTTCGATGACTTTCATAAACTCTAGAGGTGGCACCTCGTTGAATGCGCCTAATGTAAACGGTGATGATTTAGGAAAAATAAGATTTGCGGGTTTTGACTCAAACGCTGCTAGCGCTGCTGGGGTTACCACGACGTTTGCTCAAATTTTAGGAGAAGCTAACGAAATAACAAATGGATCTGAAGAAGGTAAGCTAACACTAAGCGTAGCAAGTCACGATGCAGAGTTGCAGCCTGGTTTAATGATGGTTAGTGGCAATATAGAGGATGAAGTTGACGTAACGGTTGGTAATGGCGCTAGTAGTCTAGTTACTGTACCAGGTAAATTAAGCATAGGTGCTAGAATAGATTTCGATAGTACTGGTATAACAGGTATACAAACAGCTGCTGAATCGTTTTCAGATGATGATGTTAGCTTAATGACATCAGCTGCTATTGACGATCGTATTAATGCTGCTGCTGGTGCTAGCCCAGCGAGCGTATCTAGCGGATCTCAAACCTCAATAGGTATACAAATAGCTAGGCGAACTATAACACAGGCTGAAGCTAACTCAATGCATTCAACGCCTATTGAAATAGTACCTGCTCAAGGAGCTAATACTGTTATTATACCTTTAGGTGGTATGATAAGGATAGATAGAGCTACCACTCAAAGTAGCAGTTCTACTGACTGGAACATGCACTATGCTGATCAGGAACCAGGTACTTACCTTACCACGTCAATTCATCACATAAGAAGATTTATGTACAACGAAGCTGGTGATAGAATATATCACATAACACCTGGTCTTGCGGCCACAGAAGTAGCTCAAAATTTAACTGACGACGTTAACAAAGCTGTAGAGGTTAGCTTTGATTCAGCGGCAACAACAAATGCTTTTACAAGCATAGATGTTTATTTAACTTACCAAGTAATATCAATAGCATAATGGCATTATCATCAGCAAAGTACGAGAATTTTTACGCAACATCAGGAGGTGGAGCAGACGAAATATCTGCAAAAAACTTGACTAACGCAACGAATGGTTGGGCTACAGAAAAAGCCGAGGGATGCACTAAATATATAAGTGATCCTATATTAGGCCCTATAGTATATCAGCTACAGCAGATGCAAGATGAGATTGATTACCTTAGAACAGAGATCAGCACTAATAAAGATAAGACTAGCATGACTCTTGGAACTACAGGGTCTACAGCTCTTGCTGGTGACACAAATATAGTTACTATAGGTAGTGGCACTACAATAGCTTTTGGTGATATGATAACCACAGTGACTGGTAAAGCACCTAAAACAACTACAACATATAGTATAGTTATGACAGTTACAAACGGTGGGGTAAGTAAAACAACAACGCTGACACTAACGTAAATCTGTGTATAGCATATATATATAAAAAAAGGGGAGCCTTGCGGTTCCCCTTTTCTGTATCCGGTAGTTTAGGTTATGTAACCTCACACGATCCGCCTGAGCAAGCTAGCTCACCAGAAAGATCTGTATTATCCTCGGTCTCCATTACATTTGATAAGTCAACAGTATCTAGTGACTTAACCATTTCATTAAATTTAGTTTTAGTAATGTCCTCAAATGGAGCTTGAGTATATGTACCACCGTTGTATGGTAGAACAGATAAACCGTTGTAGTATTTCCTGTTCTTCCACATCCACTCACCAGCTTCATCCCATTCGTTTTCTTTCAAACTAATGGTAGCAGAGACATTGTGAGTGTTTGAACCAGACCTATGACCAGGTGCAACCCACTCGGTTGAAACCTTTTTAACTCTTTCAAGTAAGTCAAACGCGGATTCAGTTCTTACAATACAACCTTCAGGTGCCGCTTGCGGTACACTGATAACAGCTGTATCATGAGGTCTGAAGTATTCATCTTCAATTAACTCAGGGTGATTCTTAACTAGATAAGAATAAATTGCTTCATTCTTACCAACTCGTAGTCTACGCACGTAGTGCTTGTTATGCCAAGCGTGTATACCAGATGATGTACCTAACACTAATGATGTAGTACCAGCTGGCTTAACACATGTTGTACGTGCTGCTTTGTTGATACCTATAAGCTTAGCAACTCTACTATTCTCACGCTTAACTACATCAGCGGCTTTATTCATATCAAGATTCATAACCTTGTTAGAGCCGATGCCCGTCATTGATACACCAATTAGTGCGTCTTTCTCAGTTGTATCTTTCCACACTTCGCGTAGATAGTGGAAATCTGTATAACCTGCTTGCAGTGTACCTATGAAGGCGGCAACTTTAACTCTAGCATTTAAATCATCTTGATCAACTATATCTGATACGTTAACTTCACATAGGTTACAGAACTGATAAGGACGAAGAGCAATCTCGCAACACGGGTTTGTTCCCCAGTCCTTATCATTGTTTAG